AAATGGTTGTTTATTTAGATACGGATGACGATGATAAAACAGCAACTATTTTTCTTAAAAAACCAGACAAAAGCACACGTTCTTTAGTAGGTAAATTAGTATCACAAGATAAGTTTGATAGAGCTGTAGTAGCTTGTTTAAACGCTTTATATATCGGTGGAGATGAATTGAAATTAGTTACTGAAAATGATGATGCTATTGAAAGTGCAGGATTAGGAGTAGTGGAATTATTAAAAGTACAACAAGCAACTTTAAAAAAAAATTAGAGTTTTATAAGAAACAAATAGAAGCGGATGAGATAGCAAGAAATAACGCACTTATCCGCTTTTTTTATAGAGAGAATCCAGAAAGTTTATCAGATAGCCAATGGGCTAAAAGAGTAGCGGAAATGGATTATTGTTTGAAATATAACGGAACAAGAATAGAAAAAGAAGATGCCTAATAACAACCTAGAATATACACTTAGACTAAAAGATTTATTTAGTAAAACAATGCAGGGTGCTGCAAAAGAAACTGCTAAGTTAGATAGTGGATTAAAAAAATCAACTCAAAGATTTGCTGATTTAAGAAAAGCTGCTGAACAAATGCAAAAACAAAGCGAAAAGGCTAGAGTTGATGCTATAATAAGCGCAAAAACTGGTCAAAGTGCTTTTAGTAAAATGGGAACAGCTGCTATGGTTGGATGGGGTATTGCAGGAGCTAGCGTAATGTCTTTTGGTAAAGCAGTAGTAGAAAGTTTAAAAAATTATGAGTATTTTCACGCTAGTTTAAAAACTATGCTACATGGTAACGAAAATGCAACCGCTTCTTTAGAAAGTCAATTAATTAAATTAGCAGCTACAACTCCATTTGAATTAACAGAAGTTCAAACTGCTACTAAGCAATTATTAGCTTATGGATTTAAAGCAGGCGAAGTAATTGAAACAATTCGTACTTTAGGAGATGTTTCTGCTGGTACTGGAAATAATATTGGAGATGTTGTATATTTATATGGTACTTTAAGAACAAGTGGTAGGGTAGCTTTAACTGATGTTAATCAATTTGCTAATAGAGGTATTCCAATTTGGGAATCTTTAGCTAAAAACATGAAATTAACTACAAAAGAAGTTAGAGAATTTGTAGGTCAAGGAAAAGTTGGTTTTAAAGATGTAGAAAAGGCTTTTCAATCAATGACAGGAGCTGGCGGTCAATTCTTCGGAATGATGGATGCTCAAAGTAAAACAGTAGGCGGTCAATTATCAAATATGGCAGATAGTTGGGAACAATTAAAGGTACAAGTTGGGAAATCTCAAAAAGGAATTATAGCAGGGACTGTATCTTTTTTTAGTGAAATGTTAAATGCTTTTGGAAGTTATTTTGAACAACAAAATAGAATGGAAGAAGCGTTTGCTAAATATGGTGGCAAAGGAGATTCATTTTTAGATAAAATTAGAAATAATTTTGGATTAGGCAGTGGATTAGGCGGTAAGGTTTCTAAAAATACTGAATATGATGCCTATATTCAGTCCACAATGGCATCTAAATTAAGCAATACACAAAAGGAATTAAAATTAAATCAAGAAATTGTAAAAATATCTAAATTAAGAGCTTCTGGTTTTTTAAGTGAAGATGATTATACTAACAAATTATCTCAGTTAAAAGGTGCAATGGATATCATGAAAGGAAATAAAGATATTTCTACCATGAAAGAAAATCCAACTTTAGGAGCTGATGGTAAATCATTAGGTGGCGAAACATCAGCATCTAAATCACTAGGAACTGGAACAGAAGTTACAGGACAAAGACCGCAAAGTTTAACAATAAATATTACTAAATTAGTAGAGAGTTTAAATGTGCAAACTACTAACTTAACAGAAGGAACTGCAAAGATTAAAGAAATGGTTAGCAAAGCATTACTAGAAGCGGTTAACGATGCTAATTTAACAGCAATGGCATAAAATAAAAATAAAAATAAAATGGAAATAACAATAGATTGTCTAATACCAAAATTAACTATTTCATTACAAGAAGAGCATCCAAAACCACAAGATGTAGCTGATTCTTTGTTAAATTTGTTAGCAGAAATCAATAATATATAAAATGGAAAAACAAAATTTTATATTACCAAAATTACCTAATCCAAAAGGACAAGCTGAACTTATTTTAAAAGGAGTTGGAGGGGCTTTAATTAAACCTAAGTTTTTTAAAGTTAATGAAACTGAAATAGAAAACGAACAATTTGATAGTGATTTAACTAAATCTAGTAAATTTGGTATTCCTACTTTTGATATGTTTAGTTTTAACTGCTCAGTTGGTAACAAAGTAACTTATACAGCAAGTAAAGAGTTTGGTGGTGGTAGTGTTATATTGGATGCCCCATTTGTATTTGAAACTGCACTAATTACAGTTAATCAAACTAAAAACATAGTTAAAACTGCAATAGCAGGTCAAAACGGAACTGTAAAGGAGTTTATGAGTGAAGGAGATTTTGTAATTAATTTAAAAGGTGTTATTGTTGGAGATACAGCAAACCAACGTCCAGATATAACCACACTAAACAGTTTGGTAGCTTATTTAAAAGCTCCAGTATCTTTACCAGTATCATGTAACTTTTTAAATGAATGGTTAATTAGTAGCGTTGCAGTAGAATCTTATACAGTTGGACAGCGTGAAGGAGCTAGGAATATTATAGACGTTGAAATTAATATGCTATCTGATAGTGTTATTGAATTAAGTTCTTCAAATTCAAAAGGGGATGTATTAACGCAAAGAAGTATGTTTTAATGTTACAGGCACAATGCGAAATATCAATAACAAATGATTTAGGTAAAAAAATTACCTTTGATTTTGTGCATTCTATTGAGATTGATAGTAGCTATGAAAATTTAACAGATACTTGTAAAATAGTTATTCCTAGAAAATTAGTTTTTGAAGGATTAGATTTATTTACTGGAGATAATCCAATATTTAAACGTGGAGATAAAATAGAAGTTAGTTTAGGATATGTGCCAAATATTACTAAAGTATTTATTGGTTACATTAAAACAGTAGGTTCAAACGTTCCAACGGTTTTAGAGTGTGAAGATGGGATGTATCAATTAAAACAATATACTGTAAACTATCCTAGTAAAAAGGCTTTAGATGATGTTATTAGTAAATTAAAAGTTCATCCTGCAACAATACCATTAAAAGTTAAATTAGATGAATTATTAGATTTTTGTTTAACTCCAAAAGGAATAGAATATGAGATAGTAGATAATATTGATTTAGGAAGTTTTAGAGCTATTAATGCCACACCTGCTATGATATTAGATAAACTTAAATCTGAATACGGTTTATATTCTTATTTTAAAGGTGATGTGTTAAAGGTAGGTTTTGCTAATGATGCAAGTGTAACAAGTGAAGCATCTTTTAAAATGGAAGAGGTTATAATTAATAGTGATACTTTAGAGTGGCAAAGGGATGAAGATGTAAGAATTAAATGCGTTGCTATTTCTATGTTTCCAGATAATACTAAATCTGAACCTATTGAGTTTGGAGATCCAGATGGTAATCAAATTACTATCCACAAATATAATATGGATGCTAAAAGTTTAGAATTTGCTGCTAAAGAATGGATTAAGGAAAATAAATATACAGGTTATAGGGGTGAAGTTGAAACATTTGGAGAACCTGTAATGAATCATGGAGATAGGGCAAAAATAACAAGTGATAAACTACCAGAAAGAGATGGTATTTACTTAATTAAAAAAGTAAAACGTATTTATGGTGTTAATGAAGGTAATCATCAAATATTTACATTAGGAGCTAAAGTAGGATAATGAGTAAGGAATTAAGAGATAGTTTAAAAAAATTAACAACACCTAATAGTGATGCTTACTCAAAAGTATGTACTGTTGAAAGCGTGGATTTAGTTAATTTAACTTGTTACTGTATTCCTATTAATGATGATGCAGATATAACAGATGTTCGTTTAATGGCAAATATTGATAATGGTTTTTTGTTGATACCAGAAGTTAATAGTATCGTTGTAGTTAGCTTTTTAAGTGATAGTAGTGCTTATGTGTCATTAGTAAGTAAGGTTAGTGAAATTCAATTAAATGGCACTAATTACAATGGGTTGGTAAAAGTTCAGGAATTAACTGAAAAATTAAATAACTTAGAAAATTTAGTTAATAGTTTAGTTGTTAAATATAACGCACACACACATATAGCATCTTCATTTGGGAGTCCTACTACTGTTCCACCAGTATTAGAAACAACTGTACTAACACCCACAATACAAACAGACATAGAAAATTTAACAGTAAAACAAGGCAATGGCGGGTAAAAATGCAAGGTTTCCTTTCGGGGATTGGGATAATATAATATTCATAAGATTTGATTATGATTTTTATAATAATAATAAAAGTAATGTAGATTCTGATAATCTAATTATTACATTAACTGATAATGCAACCTACTTCATAACAGATACGGTTGATTTATTAGGGTACAGATTAGTAGGCGGACAAAACACTACTATCATAGGTGGTTCATCTGAAAATTGTAGAATAAAAAGCACTGGCTTAAGTGCAGCAACCGCTTTAATATCTAGTGTGTGGTCTTTACCTATGCGTAATATTACTATTGAACATGGCACAGCTTTAAACTTAGATGCTACTGCAAATGCTAACCAGGCTTTAGATTGGTTTGGTGTAAACTTTACTGATTGCGCAATTATTGGTACTATTAAGAACTACACAAACTTTATCTTACAAGATTCAGCGTTTTTAAATAGTGGTGGATTAACATTTGATGGTACGATTGGAACTATTGGTGCAACACAATGTTTATTTGATTGTAATACTTCGAATACTGCAATAATATTACCTGCAACATTAACAGTTACAAGACGTTTTAGAATTACATATAGTTCATTTATTGTATTAAGCGGTGAAACTGCTATTGATGTAAATGCTAGTGCTACAATAC